AGTTTTTCAAAAACAGGGACGAGGATTTCAAGTCCTCTGTGAGGAGTTGTGTGGTAGATAATTCGCACTGTCCCATCGTAGGATTTTTCCTTAATTTCGATTGGGTGAATGGCATTTTTGATCACCACACTTTCTCTGTATGGGACACCTAGAATCATATTATACATCTGCATCTGCCAATCAGACACAGCAACAATCTTTGAGAATCGCTTCCTTAGTTCAGGATCCTTGAGATGTTGTGACTCAGGGTCACCAGGAAGATCATGCAACCATAGTATAGTTTTTTTATCTGGTTCGAGATCTCTAACCCTCGATGGTATGATTTGAAATTTAGAAAGCAATTCAACTGGCATCGATGCAGCAAGTCGTTCCTGCATCAATTCAGTGCCACCACGGGCTTTTAGGTTTAGTTCATTCTTCTCAACGTTGTTCACAATCTTATATTCCATAATCAATCCATAATTTATTTTTTGGTTTCAATCCATCCCGGAAGTTTCATTTCCGTCTTCTCGTCTTGTATTTTAAGAAGAGATCTTGCAGCAAGTGACAACACGCTCCAGGAACAGAATCCTATAACTGCTGCTGCTGCAAGAAGATGATCGCTGTTCATTTTCAATTCTAAGTAGGCGAGCATTGGCGCAGCGCCGATGATGGCAGTCATTGTGCAAACACTAGATCTGACTGCAGCATCCCACACATTACGAGGTTTGTAAAATGCCATGAAGGTTGCTCCACCAATGAAACCGCCAAGACCGGCAAGAATTTTTGCCATTAAAGGCGGGGAAAAAGGATCGTCCATAGGTTTTCCATCTATGTTGTTATTGCATGTCTATTATTTATAAACAGCAATAACTGAGTCATAGCGGAATGAACGCCAACCTTCTTTTTCTACATCCCATACAGATGCTACATCTTCATTGATTTTCTTCTCACGATCTGTTGTTTTTTCGTGGGGTGTAATATAGTGTGGTAGCAATGTGCATTGCATCAGACGTTCTGAACCGTCTACTTTCTTAAACTTAACTGCTATTACTGTTTCTTTTAAAAGACGTTCAATATTTGATTTAGAGATAACTTCACTTGCTTCAATGACCATAGTTTCCTGCCGTTTCTTCAATATAGCCTTGTAAGGCCTCATAACCACCAATATTCAATCCATAAGTCGTGACAACCGGAACTGTCTTTACTCCTGGAAACTTTTCTTTGAACTCATCAACAGTAATATCTTCACCTAGTTTACGATAAGTGAACTTCATGTTGTGTTCATTAAGTAATGATACAGCCTTTTCACAATAAACGCAACCGTCTTTTCCGTATACTTCGATCATTTGTTTACCACATGTTTAACTTTTGTTTGATAAATTGAAAGACATCCTACACACTTCATGTATATCAATCCTTCTTCACTTTTGGTATGAGGAATGAAATCCATGAGAATCATAGAGCGAAGTCCTATTCTACATTTAGGACATTCGCCCTCGATCACCGGGACATTTCTATCCATACCAACAAGAATCTGTCCCGGCTCACTCATATTAAGTAGCAGCTTTTTTTGATGCCGCTTTCCTTACATTTTTAGCAGCTTTAGCAACAACAGTGTCTACAGCAGAATCTAATGCTTTTTCTGCTGCTTTTGTTGCTTCTCCTACAAGAGCATTATTGCCCAGTGCAGAATTGATTATTTTAATTTCACTAGCAATCACTGCCTTAGATGTGTTGCTGACAACATTTGCTACTGCATCTACGTTCTCAATAACTGCTTCTTTTGCTTCTTTTCGAGTTCCACGAAAAATACTTTTGAGCCATTCAGGTAACATTTTCTACTCCATATTTACAAAGATAATAAGCGTCAATAATATCTGACGAAGGATTCCATTGTTTCTCCGTCATATTTAGTATATATTTGATATTGACTCCAGTTTCTTCAATGAAAGATTCTTGGAGTTTTTCTTTATTTGCATTACCTTTACCGGTTGCAAATTTCTTGATTACTGTAGGTGGGACTACTGAAAACTTAAACCTATGTTTCCAAAGATAATGTTTGAGTAGTCCTGCATTTTCTGCAATATTGAATACTCGTCCGGTCGATGCCATAGAGTAACCTTCAATACAAATTACATCACCTTCTTCTAATAGTTCTAATACCCATTTAGTGATAGCAGCATATCGCTGTTCATCTGAGGTAAAGTCAAAGTGAAGTGAGCCATTAAGATTTCCATTTATACCTTCATATTTTTTAGTTGATGTTAGGTAATGGAATGAACAGTTGGAGATATTAAACTCAGGTCCAGTGTTGATACAAATACACGGCGACGATAGTGAATAATCAATTCCAACTGTTCTCATCCATTATTTATGACTCGTCATAATCGTATCCATCTGAGTCAGTTTCATAATCATCATCTTCTTCGTATTCAATTTCTTCTTCCTCTTCAATAAAATCTTGTGCTACTTTATCGAAAGCAAGATCAATGCCCATTACTTCATCAAGCGCATCTCGCTCAGTGTAATCAACAGATTCCAAAAGTGAACGATATACATTTGATCTAGATTCTGCATCTTTCACATTATCCATAAGTGCATCAATAAGAACGTCCCAATTCATTTTTGAGTTTCCTTTTTCTTTAGTCTTTTAACAATTTCTTTTCTTTGTGAATGAGTGTAAGAGGACCATCCAGCAATTTCTTGCAAGGTCCTACCACATACTTGGCAAAACAATTTGCTAGCATCTAACAAGCAAATCTGTTTACAAGGACTTATCATATATCGACAATCTCACATCCGTCTGCTGCACAAGCAAGAGTCTGTGATCCTTTGGTGTTGTCCTCTGACTCATATTGAGCAAGAAGTGACCAGTCAATAACTCGAGGCATCTTTGCTTCAAGTTCTGCATACTCTTCCTTTGTGCAATCCTGATAAGGTGCCTGACGATAAGTATGATCTGAGTGTGGCAAGAATGATACCCCAGACATTTCGTCAAAGTATTCATAAACAAAAGCGCCAACATCCATCCATTCTTCTTCTTTTACGGTAATAGTAACTGATGGTTTATGCTCACACCAATGGCGCTGATAGATCAACCACATCTCGAGTTGTTCGATTGCAGTCATTTCTGTGCGAGTCACGCAACCTTCAGGCGCTTTGACTGGGAACGAGAACACAGTCGTTGAATCTGGTTTCATTACGCAAGGCTCTGCAGGGAAACCTGATTCTTTCATAAGCATGGTCAATGGATCTTTGTTGTCACCACGAACTGTGCGGATGTAGTATTCATTATGTCTTGCATGGATACCTGATGCAGAATCGACCAACTGTGATACTGTGCCTGATGGTTTCACACATGTGACTGCTGCTGACTGCGGAATGCCGATCTGCGCTGCAAACATCTTGTTTGTTTCAACTGCTGCATCACGAAGGCCTTCGAGAAGTGTAGATAGTTTCTCGGTTCCCATGCGACCGTTGGTCAATACATTGTCCATGATACCAGTCAAACCAACACCTAGCAAACGCTCTTCATCTGTATTAGTCGCCCAGACCTTACGAAGATATGGGAACTTAGTTAATGTTGATTGGATGGTTCCGAGTTTAGATGCAAGGCGAACTTTACGCTCAAGATCCGGTGCGCTGTCTGTTCCACGAATAACAACTTCTGTTAGGTTACAGAATTGATTAGGACGAAGGATAATCTCAGAACATGGGTTGGTTCCAAAGTCATAGTTCGGATCACGACGACCGAATTTCTTTGCTTGATTCTGTGATGCTACACGAGAGAAGATACCACGCTCACCTGACTTAGAATCATACAAAGACAACCACTCACGCATGAAGGTGCCCATTTCTGGTTTCTCTGTGTATGCTGCTGAGTTGTTTGAAAGAGCACGCTGAGGATTGGTTTCCCACCAAGATCCGCTCTTTGCCATTCTCATGCGCTCGTCTGTAAGGTTCGAAAGCGAGATCATTGCAGAACGACGAACACCACCAACGACTACGACTTCACCAATCTTACACATAATATCATGTGCTTCAAGCGAGTTAAGTTTACGTCCTGCTGCTGCACGAAACATCTTAGTCGTGAACTTGAACAAATCTTCTAAAGGACCTGGACCTGATGAACGACCGCCAAATGTTTTAAGACGAGCACCTGCGGGTCGAAGTTGCGAAAGATCCCACTTAGCAACTTCACCAGAATAGAGCAAAGCAATCAATTGACGGAATGCCTTTGCCCAACCTTCTTTAGAATCCTTTACGATGATGGTCGTATCACAGTCAAACATCTTTGCAGGAATTTCTGGCAATTCGTTTACATACTGACGCTCGACTGAAAACCCAACACCTGTTCCGTTCATGAGGATAAGCATCGCCTCATCAAATGCTTTTGGGTCGTCTACTGCAACATAGGAGCAATTATAAGCACAAGTGTTGTCTCGTTCAAGAGAAGGACCTGCTGTCATCAAAGCACGCATTGACGGCATGATCTCTAGAGCAAGGACTGCAGTTTCAAGTTCTGTTCTATCTTTCATAGTCAATGCGTAGTTGTGATTTTTCTGTAGATGATTTGTCATAAAATCAAAGTAACGAGCAACGGTCTCTGACCAGTTCTCTCGGCGTTGTTCTTTGTCTAGGAACTTCGCATATCTGCTCTTGTAAATGAATTCTTGGTAAAGGGTGGGTAGGAAATTGCTCATCTATCTTTTCTTTCTTTTCAATATATGTAAACGGACTTATTTTAAACTTTATTCCAGTGTTGCATTCTCAATTTTGCAGACAGGCCTTGAAATGTATTTTGGTCAATAATATGTTGAACGGACGCCGCATTATACGTTCCGCTCATAACCATATCGTTGATGTCTTTTTGCTCGAGATTGTCGGGCCAGATACAAACCATGAATCCATTATCAATTGCTTTGGTGATCTTCTTAACGATTTCTGCATTTCTTGGTTCATTATCATACACGACTACTAATTTATCTTTGCTTGATACATGTTCTAGTTGAACATCTGATCCTGCCATTGCCACACAATTATCTAGAAACAAA